CGTATCTCACTCAGTGTCCATCCGGTGTAGGTGGTAGCGATCACGTCGTAATCGACGTAGAGCGCCTGATCGTTAGGTACGAAAGAAGTCCCTCCATCCGAGCCCGAGCGTCTGCGGCACGGCGCACGCAACGCAGGTGGTGGTGACGTTGAGGTCGATCTGCGGCTGGCGGGCCACGATCAGATCGAGGATCTTCGAACGATCCCGCATCGGCAGCGAGCGGGCGTAGCCCATCGGGTCCGGGATGAGCTCGCCGTTGCACTTGGTGACACAGCGGCTGATCATCATCGTGTTCTGCTCGGCCACGCTGAGGCCCTTCTTGTCCATCACCGCTTCCTGGTCACCGCCGAGGGCGCCGCGGTAGGTGAGCACGTCGCCCTTGGACGTGGTGTGCTCCAGGGTGGTGGCCTCGACGTTCTCCACCTCGGCGGGCTTGAAGTCGGTGTCGAGCAGGAGCGTCACGTCCTGGTCGGTGCCGCAGCTCTGGCACTTGAAGTTGATCTCCCGGTCGTTGCCGAAGCTGACCTGGACGATCTTGAGGAAGATCTGCTCACGCTCCCCGATGAGCAGGTCACCGAGGAAGTGCTGCCGCTCGGGGATCGAGTACGGCGAGAGGTCGAACGTCCCGATCTGCACCACGCCCAGGGCGAGCACGGTGCTGAAGTACTCGTACGGCGTCTTGGCCTTGGCGAGCTGCTCCTCGTCGATGCCGGTCAGCTCGCGGCAGACGACATCACGCTCCCATACGCCGCTATGGAACAGTCCTCTGGGCAGGACCAGGGTGGGGTCCGGTGCGTCCTCGATGAGGGGCACCGGACCCGCGATGGCTTCCTTGGCCTCGCGCAGCGCTTGCTGCTTGTCCTGGACGGCCTGCTCTGAGGCGTAGGCCACGTCACTTGTCACGTCTTGTTCTCCGATGGGGTTGGTCAGCGCAGTGCGGCGGTGCCGGCCGTCGAGTGACGCAGGTTCTGCGCGGCCTGCTGGCCGTGGAAGACATCGAAGCCCTCGTGGTGAACCTGCATCTGGTGAACGAGCACGGCGTTCTCCATGGCGCTGAGGTTGTTGAAGCCGATGCTGGCCGTCCAGCAGTTGTAGAAGGCGAACGCCAGGATCGCCCCCGAGGTGTCACCGGTCGAGCCCGAGGCGGGACCGTCGGTGACGGGGTGGTCGAGCACACGCACGGCCATGTCGTAGCGGAACTCCTCGCCCAGCCCGATGGTGCCCTGGCCCCACTGGACCGAGAACATCTGCTTGGCGAGGTTCCACATCCCCGGCTTGGTGTAGAAGACGCCGGCGCTGCAGGTGAGCGGGGCGAAGTCAGTCTGGCCGGGGAGCTTGTGGGGGTTCGTGTTCCAGCCGCCCTCGCGGTACTGGACCATGTCGGTGTTCATGGCGATCCCCTCGACCACCATGAACCCCATCTCCCCGATCTGGCGGGAGAGCGTGGCGTCCGAGTGGAAGAGCTGGACCTGGAACTTGAAGTTGCGGACGGGGTCGGCGCGAAGACGAGTCCGGTCCGCCAGGGAAGGTGCGGTGGGCATGTGTTACTCCTTCGGTCAGGCGACCGGCTGGACTTCGCCCGTGAAGGTGCCACGGTCGAACTGGGTGATGCGGATGACGACGAACTCGGCGGGATACTCGAGGGCCACGCCGACCTCCATGCGGACCTCGCCGGACTGGATGACCGACGGGGTGTTGATGGTGTCGTCGCAGGTGATGTAGTACGCCTCAGCGGTGTTGGCACCGCGCAGGCCGCCCGACTCCCACAGCGGACGCAGGATGCGCTCAGCGGACATCCGCAGGGCGCTCCAGAGCCGCTGGTCGTTGTTCTCGAAGACAGCGAACTGGGTCGAGCGCTTCAGCACCTCCTTGATGTAGATGAGCGTGCGCCGTGCGCTCACGTAGCGATCAGCGCCGTACGTCTTGCGGGTGCGGCCACCCATCACGCAGATGCCAGAGCCCACTACCGAGCGAACGATGTTGATGTTCTGGCTGTTGAGATCACCGAGCTCCGTGTCGGTGAACTTCGTCTGCACGCCCACGGCGTTGGAGAGGCCAGCGATGACACCGGCCGGGGCCCGGAAGACCCCGACCGTGGCGTCGATGCGGGCCATCATGCCCATCACTGCACCGCCCGGTGGGATGTTGATCGTGGTGCCGACGCGAGCGGGGTTGGGCACGATCAGCCACGGGCCGTAGGAGGCCGAGTAGCTGTCGCCCGTGTTGGCCCCGAGCGCCGTCTGGATCTGCGTCTTGTAGACCGACGACGCCGTGCCGGGGTTCCGGGGCGGGCCGCTGTCGTTGACGATGAAGATGTCCTGGCGATCGCTGAAGTGCGTCGAGGGCACGGTGGCGCCGACCCAGGCCGTGGCGTACTCGTTGCCGTCGGCCTTGGAGGCGTCGTTGAGGTAGCCGACGATGTTGAGGGCGATCGGCCCCTCGACCTTGGTGATCTGGAGAGCGGCGTCCTGGAGGTCACCGGCATCGGGGATCGCCGGATCGATGCCACCGGCCAGGCTCACCGGGTTGGTGGTCGCCACCGGCCGCGGTTGCACCTCGTTGACGCCCGACACCGTGACGTAGAGCGATCCGGCGACCTGATCGTTGAGCACCGTGTCGATGCGCCGGGTGCCGGGGATCTCGCCCTTGATCGACAGCGACGGGAACGTCTCCACGACCTCGTCGTTGCCCTCGCTGTTCCGCATCAGCACCTGGATGGCGAACACGTCCTCGGCCGTGGCGCCAGCACCGACGGTGCTCTGCGTGGCGAGGGCGTACTTGACGCTATTGCCCCACACGCCCGGCGAGCGGGCCTTGATCGTGAAGCTCGTCAGGTTGCCCTGGGTCGAGTCGGCGCCGTTGACGGCCACCTGCGATGCGGTGCCCTTCTCGGGAGCCGCCGTCGGCGTGGCTCGGATCACCCACGTCACGCGGCCACCGTTCTGGAAGAACGAGTACACGCTGAACGGCAGGTAGCTGAGGATCTTCGGAGCGACCGGCGTCGCCGCGGGCGTGCCGGGGAAGGCACCGGCCACCCATGCACCACCAGCGGTGTGCGGCGTGAAGTTGGCCTTGGACTGGTCACCGAGCGTGACGTACTGACCGGCCGTGAAGGCTGCTCCACCGAATGGCGTGGCGTACTTGCCGTCGCCGTAGGTGGCGTGGGCCTTGAGGGCGGTGAGCGTGGCCGGGACCGGCGCCGTCAGCCTCGACGTGACGTTGTTGGGATCGGCCAGCGCAGGCTGGGTGATCGGGTTGAGGCCACCGAAGACGGTGACATAGTCGCTCCAGCTCTCGACCAGGACGGGCTCGTTCACCGGCCCCTTCTCGGCGGCACCAACGAAGGCACCGACGGTGAAGGTTCCCGCCACATCGGACGGGTTGACCAGCAACGACTCCTCGAGGTACACGCCTGGGCGGCGGTAGTACATGGGCATGGGGTCGCTCCTTGCGGACTGCTTGCTACTTGGTTGTTCCAGCGGGTGCGACGGTTAGTTGTCCATGCCAGGCGGCAATCACGTTGAGGTGGGAACCTCGTGCCCTTCGTGGTTGATCTCGAAGAGCTGATCCAGGCCATCTCGCGTGTAGGCGTCGAGGTGGACCCGGAAGACCCGGTAGAAGGCGGCGTCGAGGAACCGCGTCTGCGGAACCTCAGCGAGCATCGACACCGTGTACACCTTGCGGAAGATCCGCTTGGTGCCCGACTCCGATGTCTCTGACTGGTCGGTGTTGGCGTAGCCGATGAGCTCGGTGCGGCGCCAGGTGTTGTCGGCGCCGCAGACGATCCAGAACGGGCGCTGGGGGACCACGTCCGTGGCGAAGATCGACCGCAGGTAGCGGTCCTGCAGGTTGTGCCGGCTGAAGACGCTCACCTGATACACGAGCCGGAAGGGCAGGTAGTTCAAGATGGCGTAGTCCTGCACGGCCCACCCACCAGGGGGTGGTGGCAGGGTGGGCGAGACGCTGGGCCGGTAGAGGCCCTGCGTGGGCTCCAGGTGGTTGGAGGAGAACAGCGCATATGCCGGTTCGGCAGTGATGGCATCGATCGTGATGAACGGGTACTTGATCTGGCGCTCGGACTGCGGCCAGCGGAACCAGACGCCGACCTTCTCCCGCTCCGAGTCGGGGTCACGCCCAGGGACGGTGATGCCGGTGAGGTAGCTCTTGAGCGCCTCGTCCTCGGCCAGCAGGAAGCCGACGTGCTCGTGGATGTCGGGCTCGTCACGGAGGGGTCTGATCACAGCGCGCCGCCCACGATCCCCGAGCCGTACACGTAGCCCTTGGCGGTCATCTCGTCCTGCCAGCGCTTGTTGGCCTCGCGCACGTCCTCGGAGAGGGAGCGGAAGAGGGCAGAAGGCGGGCGCACCTCGTCGCCGTACTCCAGGGCTGATGCCTCGGAGACACGGTCCTGGTTGTTGACGCCGACGAAGAAGCGGCCGTCCTCGGACCACACCGTGATGTCGTCAGCCAGGTCCGACCAGCCCTCGGTCATGCGTGCCCGCTCGACCACCCGATCGTGGAGGAAAGACACAGCGTTCGAAGCAGCCTCGGCGGTGTCCTGCTGGAGCTTGTCCATGTACCTGGACAGGCTCGCGAACCACTCGGCGTTGATGGTGAGCTGAGCCACCGTCCCTCGATGCTGTGCTATGCGAGCCATACCCGCTTGGTATGGCTGCTGGGAGGTTAGCCCAGCACGTCGAGCGCGGCGAGTAACCGCATCACCGCGTCCACCTGCTCGCCCTTGAGCGTGATCTGCATCTCGGG